TCATTTTGGTAGTTTAGGGTATAAAGTTAAATAAAAGTCATCATTTCGCTGAATCTTCTCTTTATTGTAAATAGCTTTCTCAAGCACTGACTTGAGTAAGCTATTTTTTTGTGCTGGATCCTTCGAGGTTTTATAAAGTTTAATTACGTTCTCTAATTTAGGAATTATATTTTTTTGTGCTAATTCCTTTCGTGCATCTTGTTTTAACTCTTTTTTAGAAAGCGTGATTGTTTTTAAAGTTTCTTCTATTCTGGTAGCTAAGTTTTGAGATCGTTCTAAATAAGTTTCTTCGTCATAAATGCCACGCTCTAAAAAATCGTGTAATTTTTCTTTTTGATTTTCTAATTGGTCTAATTCTTTTTCTAAGTTAAAAATAGCTTTCCTTTTTATTTCTATAATATCCGTTTCATTACTTTCTTCTTTATCATAACCTTCCCAGCTGGCTTTATATTCTCTTAACCAATCTTCTAAAGCTTTAATTAATCTTTCCTCTACATATTTAAACTTACTACTTTTATTTTGACAAAACCTGTTATAACACATTATATGTGGATCTCTACCATTAGTATAAGGTCTATAAACCATAGACGCTCCACAAACTTCACATCTAATTAGACCTGCAAGTGGGTTAGAAATCCCGTTTTCAAGCTGATAGGGGACATGGTATCTGCTTTTTAATATTGCTTGTGCCTTCATATAAGTTTCCATGCTAATAATTGGCACATGCCTACCATCAGCTATAATCCATTCGTCCTTAGGGCGTTCTTTGGTATCTCGTTTTTGTCCAGGGGTTTTGGATTTTTTTATTTCTTTCTTTTTCCAAGTTATTTTCCCAGCATAAATAGGGTTTTTTATAATAGTTAGAACTGATGAGCTTTTCCATTTGATCCCTGTGTAGGTTTTATAACCTAGTGCATTTAGTTCATTTGCGATTTTATTAGATCCTTTGCCACCATTAATATATAAATCAAAGATTAATTTAATTGCAGGAGCTTGTTCAGGGTGGGGGATTAGTGTTCTGCCTATATTATCTCTATTAATCTCGTACCCAAAAGGAGGATTTGTACCTATATAATTTCCTTCTTCCACGCTTCGTACTCGACCCGACTGTAACCTTCGTGTAATTATTTTTAATTCTTTTCTAGCCATAAAGGCTTCAAATTCGCTATATTCTTCATCCCATTCGTCGTGCAGGTCATAAGTTTTACGGGGCGTAATTATGTTTGTATGAGCCTCTTTAAAGGTTTCTAATATTAACCCTTGTTCCTGCATATTTCCACGCCCTAAACGGTCAACGTCCATACAGATTACGGCATCATATTCCTTGTTTTCTACTCGTTTTAATAATTCTAACATCTCTGGTCTATGGATTAAGCTTTCCCCTGAGACAACTTCTTCATATATCTTAACTATATTTAATTTTAATTCTTTGGATAACTTTAGAAGCGTCTTTTTGTGTTTAGCTAAAGTTTCTCCTTCTCCACGAGCCTCAGCTTCAAAGTCAGCTCGAGATTTTCGCAAATACATAGCAACACGCTTATAGCTCATTATATTCACCTCATGTTACATTATATAGTAAGAACTTACTCAAAATATGAGTAAGTTCTGGTTAGAAGCTTTAATATAATATTTAAAATATTTTTTTATTCTACTTTTCTAAGATCCCTTTTAAGTTTAATTATTTGAGCATCACTTTGAGCGACCTTTCTAGTTAAGAAATTAATATCTACCTGAATATCTTCTAGTTTCTCATTTACCTCAGTTTTAAACTCACTTAGCATAGCCGTTTGTTCGTATACCGCATCCATTTTTCTATTTATTTCATTTTGACCTAACTTTAAATCGCTAGTATCAGATTTTAATTCTTTTTGAGCTAACTTTAAATCATTAACATCAGACTTCAATCCAGAAATATTAGATTTTATCTCAGAAACATCTGTTGTTAATTCATTTAATTTTTCCAACACTAGTCTTTGAAAATCTTCATTAGTCATATTAGGCAGCTCCTTTCTATCTAAAGCTTATATATAATATCAATTATTAGTTTTAAATAAATTATACAATAAAAATCTACTCAATTGGTGAGTAAGTTTTGGTAAGTAGAAATTAACTAGTTTACATACTTTAAAAATGCTTTTTTCTGGGCATCGGGACTAAACTTTTTTTGATCATCAGAACTTACTTTGATATAGAGTGTACCTGTTTCCAAGTGATCAGCTCATGTTAAATTATTTAGTAAAAACTTACTTTCATAGAGAGAATAAGTTCTTGTTATATAATTTAATTGAAATACTTTTATTCTTTAAATATGCATTATAAAAATATTTACATTAACTTAAATTAAACAACTTACAATAATCTACATATTTTGCATTGTTAAAGTACTATAATGGGGTTATGTGTAAAAAAAGAAAAGTATTAATAATTTTATTTAGAAATAAACAAAAAGGAGACAGAAATGAAATCAGATGATATTTTTATTCGTAAATTAGTTGTACACATTTTAGACAAAAATATAGGTTTGCCAGTTTTATCTGATCTAGAGTTATCTTTAACAAGTGAAATAAGTGAATTTATAACAAAGCATATAAGGAAGGTTTTAAAGGATGCATCTTTAAAAGAAGCAAAATTTATAAACAATGAATGTCAAGCACAGAAATTATGTGGAAAATTAAAAGAAGATTATTCTAGTTTTTTGATGGTTACAAGAAAATTTGCTAGTAAATTTTTTGAACAAATGAATAATTTTATTGATATTTCTAATGGAGATCTTGCATGTTGTTTATTTGAAATTTCTAATAAGAAATATTATGCAATGATTAAATTTAATTATAAAGAATCATATATACATCAAGTAAAAAATGTTGAAAATGGTACATTAAATACTATTATAAAGCAAAAGACAGTCTTACCTAATGATAATCAGAGGGTGGAAGAATTTGTAATTATAAATCTTGATGATTTTTCAATAAAATTACTTGAGAAGAAATTTGATAAAGATGGTTCAAAACAATTTTATATATCTAATGAAATATTAGAGTGTACAAGTGATTTATCTGGTAAAGATAAAGTTAAGGTGTTGGAAAAAACGACAAAAGAGATGGTTAGTAAATACTTTGATGATAGTGATATTAGTAAAATAGTTGAATTTAAACGAATTGTAAGTGAAAATATCAATGATTCAAGTGTTGTTGATGTACATGAGATAGCTGATACTGTATTTGGAGATATTGCAGAAGTAAGAGAAGAGTATATTAAGCAAATTCAAAAAAATGGTATATCAGAAAAGAAAATTCCCGTTAATTTTGATCAAACGAGAAATGTTTATAAAAAACAAAAAATCGTTACTGATACAGGAATTGAAATTAATTTACTAGTAGATGAATTTACCAATAAAGATAAAATTGAATTTATTAACAATGAAGATGGAACAGTATCTATATTACTTAAAAATATTAAAGAGTTTAAATGATTTAGGAGGAGAATATATTGGGATATGTAAATAGAACTATATTATTTTATGATTTTAAAGTTTTAATTGAGGGTAAGAAAAAAGAATTGTCAAAAGAAGAATTATTACAAGTAATTAAAGCAAAATTGAAAAAAGAAAAATTCGAATTAGAAGAAGGTTTTGAAAAATATTCTTTTTATTTAAATGAAGATAAGGATAATCCAATTATTTTAGATATATTAAAAATGTGTGACGAAAATATGTTTTGTAGAATTGGTAAGAAAAAAGATATTAATAATTATCAGCGTAGGAATTTTAATGATTTAAGTACAAAGAAGATTAATCTTAATACTGACGAGTTTTTAGAGGTGTTTACATACTTTTTGTTAGACTTTAGTAGTGGAAAAATTACTCATATGTTCTCGAGAGAAGCACCTCAAATAAAAGAATTCATTAGATTTTTTGAACATAATATTAAACGAGTAAAAACAAATGAAGGAAATTATAATTTAAATGCAGAAATTATTCCTATACCAAATAATAATGCTTTAGAATTTATGGACAAGATAAAATACTTTAGTTTAGCAGAGTTTAAATTTGCTATTCCCGCAAAAGAATTATTTGAAGATGTTGGTATAAAATTAGGTAAGCAGAAAACAATAAAGTTTAATGAGTTACAAAGTGAAACTGTAAGTATTATTATTGCTGGTGGAGATGAAAAACTAAAAAAAGATAATTATGATTGCTTAAAAGCAATCATCGATACTATTTATGAAGAAAAAGACAATGGAAAGAATATTTTAGAAAAACTAATTGTAAGGGCTAATATTGATGAAAGAGTTGAAAATTTTGATTTACTTGAACCGTTTTTTACTAGGCAAGTTACATTAAAACAGAAACCTAGAACTACATATATACCGTTAGAGGAAATATTTAGTTCTTTGGAATATATATATAGTGATATGAAACCTAAACTTAAGGTTATATAGTATACTAATAAATAATATATAGAAAACAAAGAATATTTTTTATAGAATTAAAGGTTCTAATAAAAAAAGGGGGGATTATTATGAAGTTAAGTTATAAATTAATAAATATTATGCAAGAAATAAAGAAATATATAGAATTTAATCGATTAATAATTTTCCCTGTTCTAACTTTAATTTTATATGAGGTTTGTTATTGGTATTTTAAACTATATAGTAATGAAATTTTTAATAGTACACAACAACAAAGTTTACATTTTAATATTTTATCTACTAATGCAATATTAGCTGGTTTCTTGTTTACTGGTTTAAGCATTATTGTTAGTACTTCTAATAACAAAATAATAAAAATATTAAGTGAATGGGGACACTTAGATTTAATTCATACTTCAATATCAAGAGGAATATTTTTAAATTTAGGATCAATTGTAGTATCTTTTATTGCAATGATAAATTCCAGTAAAAAAATTCAGATATTTTTAGTTAATATAGAATTATTATTATTAATATTAGGCGTATGTTACTTTTTTATGTCTATTCTTGATTTAAAATTTATTATTAATAAAATTCGTGAATATGATTTAGAGAAAGATAAAAAGGATATTGAGGTTTATGGAATAGTTGATGATGATTAATAATTTTACACTTATATCCTTTATGTACCTTTAATAGAGTCAAAAAGATCTAATAAGTCAAACAAGGTATTTATTTTATAGGCATGTTAAATTATATAATAAAACTTACCCATCTTTTGGGTAAGTTTTGGTATATATTTTTACTTAAATGTTTTTATGTATACCTATCAATACAAGTTAATCAATACAGTTATAGAAAAGCTAAATAGTTAAATCTTCTATAAAATCCCAGAAATCATTTTCATTTACAATTTGAATATTATGGCCTTTCTTTCTAAGAGTAATAGCTTCTTCAACCTTTCTTCCATAACATGAGAATGCCCAGCAGGGGTTACCTTTATTTCCTACTACTAGATAATTAGTTTTTTGTGTTACTGAGTTTTTATATTGTCCCTTTAAAGCCTCAATTACATCAGAAAATCCTTTCCTAGTTGTTTTTTCTGATACTCCTGTAAAGCAAAAAACTTTATTTTCTATGAGAATTTCTGGACAAATAGCACATATTCCACTAATAGACAATTGTTTCTTTAGAACTTTAGTTTCATGTGATTCAATACTTTTGGAATTACCTGTATCTACAAAATCACTAAAAAATATTTTTAAAATTATTTTTTCTTCATTACTCAGAATACCATCTGATAATACAGAAACTACTAGACTGTATATTTCATCATAGGGATAAGTAGTTGTTAAATGATCATTTTCGTTTAACCAATCTTTCAAACCTTTAATTTCTTCTATTGTAATTTCATTATCTGACAATATTCCATGCAAAATACCTTGAAGTCTTTGGATATCAGAGGTAACTAAATCATAATAAGCACTTTGTGTTTTAAAATTATTACACACCCAAAGAATATCTTTTATTTCGTCTTTGTCTAGATGGTTATCCTCCAATGCTTCGATAAGCAATGGGATTAGTTCGGAAAAGGGGTGCCTATCCAAGTATTCTTCATGTTGATTACACCAATGTTTTACTTCTTCTACTTCAAGATTATTAATAATGTTATCCAGAGCTACACCTTTTAATAAACCTTCTAATGTGTGTAGAGCTTTATCAATTTCAGCTTTAGACATGTAATGTCTAAAATCAAGTTCTTCATAAGCTTCTAGGTTACTCATTTAAAACACCCTTTCTTAAATAATTAATTTTATAATCCATGCATCTCAAATATTTTCAATCTTCTTTCAGCTAAGTGCAAAGGAATTTCAAATAATTCTGTTAATTCTATAGTAGTTGACGGCTTAGATTTTGATAAAGCCAAAGGTGGTACTAATAAGATTGCTGCAAAGTCTTCTGCCTGGTTCTCATGTTTGTCCAAAACGATATTATCTATGTACGCATAATTGCCCTTATGTAGAAAATGATGTCCAAGGGCATGAGCAGTTAAGTGCTTAGCGTCTTGAGTTTCAGCATCACCATTTATTGTTATAATTGAAATTCCATCCCCAGTAGAGATATATCTTTCTTTTAAACGACCATTAAAAGAAAAATTGTTAAATATGATATTTTCACTGTCTAATATTGACTGAATTTGTCGAAAAGTTAATACACATGACAAAAGCCCGTAGTTTTCTAAAACTGCAAGGGCTTTTTTTATTGCGATATTCATATTTTATGACTCCCTGTATTTAAATTCTCTTAGAAAAGTGTTCTTAATATTAGAATAGGTATTTCAATATTAAAATATCTATTCTAAATTGATAATATACCAACACTAACATTGTCCTAAAATTTTTTTCTGCGTTCCCGTTCCTTTTCAATAATTTTCATTGCAAACTCCATATGGTCAGCCAAAGATTCCTTTTCTTCTTCTGTTAAATCAGGAACCTTTTTTAGCAAATCATCAAGTTTTGGATCCGTATATGGTCTGTTGGTGATAGTTTCCTTTATATCAGGATTTTTTACATTTGTTCTGCCACATAACCAATCTAAACTTACATTAAATAAGTCCGCATACATAGCTAACATTTCCGTATCTGGAACTCGCTTATTAGATTCATATTGCGAAATGGCAGCACTAGTTATATTGAAATTATGTTTTTTAAATTTTTCTGCTAATTCAATTTGTTTTAAGTTTTTATCTTCTCTTAAAGATCTAAGCTTATCACCTAACGTAGACATTAAAACACCAGCAACCTCGTCATTCATAAAGAAGGTTCCGGCATGTTCAACAAAATCCTCATATTGATCTAAATCTCTTTTAGTTATTTTATGTTTTTCCTCATACTCCTGGGGTACATGAGGGCTATCTAGGTTAGTTTCTTTATTTATATATCCGATCATAGATAATAACCTTTCCATGGGTATATTTATGGCATCTGAAATTCTTTTTACTGTATCCAAAGTAGGTTCAACTTTTTTGCCACTTCTATGATCTATTCCGTCTTCTAATTTAGCAATATAAGCATGACTTAAATCGCATCTATTTGCAAATTCTCTTAAAGATAAATCATTTTGTTTTCTATAATTTTTAATTATTTCTCCGAGTTGCATTGTGTTCACCTACCTTATATTTATATTTTAATGTAACCCATAGAATACAACAAGGTAAAAAGAGAAACATCTTGTTAAACATAGTTGACATAAAAACATACGTGTTTTATAATAAGTGTAAACCAAGGAGTACAAGAAAGGGGTCGTATGTAAACCATGAAGAACAAAATTAGAGAAATCAGAAAAAATAAAAGTATTACGCAGACCGAGTTAGCTAATTCAATTGGAATTTCCAGACCATATTTATCAGATATTGAGAGAGGTGTTGCAAATCCTGGCGGAGATATAATTATAAAAATAGCTAACTATCTAAATTTACTAGTAGAAGAGATTTTTTTTACGAACCATGTAAACCATGATGAACAAAAGGAGAATCCAAAATATAAAAATCATGTAATTTAAACTCAATACTCCTAATCTAAGTCTACATAAAAAAATTAACGTTCATCAATATGAGGTTATTGCCTTAAATATATGGTTGTTGGAATTACTGGAAAGGGGGTGGAAAGGGTGGTAAAGCATTATATTACTAAGTATGTAGAAAATGGGGTTAAGTATGTGGAAGCTTGGATTCAAATTGATTTTTTAGGAAAAAGCTGGTGCACCTCAAGAAAGAAAATAGAGGTTTAAAAGCCACTGCTGAAACAATGGCTTTTAAGAAATGTCATATCTTTTTCCATTTATGACCTTTTTCTTGGGTAGGTGGAAGTCTGTCGCCTTTGTCAATTTCTATAACTCTAGGATTTTTAACTTCACCACCACGAGGGCCAACTTCTTTATACTTGCCAGCTGGTTCATTGTCGGTACCAGGTTTCTTTAAACTAGACATTTATATTCTCCTTTCATAAGTACTCAGCTTGGCAGAGCTTGTATTTAGATTATAGGAGAATTATGGAATAAGGACAACCATATTGCATACGAGATAAAGGGGTGGGGGAGTGAATAGTTTAAAACAGAGAGTTACTGAATTAGAAAAGAGAGTGGCTGAACTGGAAGGGCGAGTTCAAGAACAGCCAGGGAGAAGATTATTAGTAAGAAAAACAAAGCCCATACTTAACAATTTTATGCTAAATCACAGCGTTATACCAAAGGGATCAAAAATTTATCCCTTTGGAGGATAAGATAGGTTTATTTCTTTATAGTGAATTGGATATTTAAGTTTTGCGTTACTTTTAAGTTTTCGTTTTATTACTGTAAGAAAAGTTCGTCTACTATCTCGGAAAAAAACCTTGATTACTTTAGAATCATTTTCAGTTATTTCATTTATAGGTATTACAATATCTAAATGCGCAAAACATCCGCCTGGAATAGTCGTGTAATGACTATAGGGCAAGTTTATTCCTAAAGTGTTATTTGTTTGCTTTTTATCAATAATTATTAATTTCGAAATTTCACTGATATAAGGAATATCAATTTGTTTATGGTAGTTTAATAAGTTGTTTTTTTCATCTAACACTTGGAGATTAAAAATTGATACTGGACTGTTTTTAGGATTTATTATTCTGATATTAATTATACAAAATTCAAGTTCAAAACCATTTGCGTCATTTGAAGCAACTATAACCGGAATAAAATCCATATTAGCATTATGATAACCAATAATACCTTTATAAAAAAGAGCTTCTTCAAATATATCAATATCTATGGGTGGAGCATTTTTATAATAACTAATCATGCTTATCAATAAAGATATTAATGAAATTATTATTGGTATGACAGCAACTAAGAGAGTATGATTTTCTATTATTTTCACCTCCTTTCGAATTTATTAGCTTCGACAACTATTAATTTCGCTAGAAAGGTGAGAAGACCTGTAAAGATATTTTATTAGTAAGGAGGTGAGATAAATGTTTAAAAATTCTAGGGTAGTCCCTCTTGACCACTCGCATACATATGGTAAGGGTGATGATATGAATACTAAGACAAAAAAGTATGATGCAAGTTATAAGTTTGGTAACACAACTGTTCATGTAGTTGCTCCGCCACCTATTAGTGATGAACAAAAGGAGATAATCCTAGAAGAATTTCATAGGGCAGGATGGGCGATTTGGAACTCATTATCAATCGAGGAGCAATTAAAGCTTAATGAAGAAGCTGAAGCAGAGAAGGCTTAGTCCTTCTTAAAGATAAATTTGGACAAGGAGGTTTGGACATGAAGAACCAAAAGAAAAGGTACAAATTGAAGGAAAGTTATAGGAAATGTTACTCTTTACTATTACTAGCTGGGGTAATGCTGCTAACAGGCCATCTAACTATTTAGAACAAGTGTAATAAAGAAGGGGGTAAAAAAGGTGCTTGAGATTAAAAGTTTTATTCAAGTAAACAATCAAATCAAAGATGTTTGGGTAAAACAGTTAGATTCTATCCACTACATAACAGTAGGACCTAAAACAAATTTAAGAATGTCTGTGGTTGAAATACCAGGAGCAGGTAATTCAAGTTTTGCAGTTATAGTTGAAAATCTAGATAACCAAAAGGCTACTGGAGCATGTCTAAACTTTGACTATATTTTCGGAGATGAAAATCCAACATTTCCAGATGTAATTATCCAGGCACAAATGCAAATTACTGAACTAGAAGCTCAAATATTAACTGTTGCTTTCAAGGAAATATATAAAAACCTGCAGGTTACTGGCAAGGTAGGACAAGCCAGTTAGGAAGGGAGGTCGTTTATTACTTAATTATATTTTACCAAAAAACAGCAGGGGATTATATCTATCTAACTCCTAAAAGTTATCGGAAAGGAGGACAGAAAATGCATATCGGAGCTGAAATTAGAAGATCACGAGACAATGAAGGATTTACAAGAAAAGAGCTAGGCAAAAAAGTTGGTATTGGAGATAGAAGCATAGAAGCATACGAAACAAAAGTTCAAGTACCACAAGCAGATATAGTTTTAGAAATTAGTCGAATTTGCCAAAATCCATGGCTCACTCAACAATATTGTCGCTGGCATTGTTCTATAGGTAAGGCTTATAGTTATGAGATTTTGGACAAAGTTAATCTTGATCCAGCAAGTGTGCTTTTAAAGCTAACAGGTGAAATGGCAGAGGCTCAGGCTGTATTAAAAGATATGTTAGAACTTGCAGTCAATAAGAATTGTCAGTCTGATTTTACAGACCAGGAGTTAAAAGAGTTTAAAAAATGCCTACACCAATTTCTAGATGTTGAGCATAACATAGAAACTTTGAAAATTAGTTTAGGCAAATGGATTGATATATCTGGATTAATTCAAGAACATAATGAAAAATGCCAAAGGAATGGTTATACACAAAAAAGACCCTGTGCTGGGAACACAGGATCGCTTAAAAAAACTAACTAATGGTATTATACCATATTTGGAGCGTGAAAAAAATGAAAGGGTTTAAAGACATTACTAAAAATGATGTAAAAAATATTATATTTTTACGAACTGAAGAGGGTAAATCAATTAGGGAAATATCAAAAGTACTTAATATTAAATATGGAACAGTGCATTTATTTATTAAAAGGAATGTCCCTAAAAAAGAAAAACCTAAACCAATTTGCCCAATTTGCAAGCATAAACACACCGTGAACGAGGTTATTAGCTGTACTGATATTAGATCTCTTAAGGTTTATTACTGTAAAGAATGTTTAATCGAAATATGGCCAAACGGAGAAGAAAGAGAGCCTTTATATGCTTAGAAAAGGGGAGGTTATCGCATGAAACATGAGATTATAGATGCACTTGAAAGCTCATTAGGGGATATGAACGGGAAAGAACAACTTAGCTATTTAAAAGATATTGCCGAATACCTTAATAACAATGGTCAAGATGTAGCCCAAAAGTTAGCTGAAAGAATTTCTAGAGATTGTATCTTACAAAGCAGATGTCCTGATTGTTTTTCAAAGCTTGAAATCACTACTTTTATAAATTGTGCTGGTGAATACTTTGGATCTCCTGCATATGAAAGAGGCAATGAAGTCTTTTGTCCTATGTGTGGATGGGGGGATAAATAATGCAAGCAATTACTTTAGTATCAACAAAGGATATGGATCATGGGGAATGGTTAAAGTGGAGACAAAAAGGAATAGGTGGGTCGGATGCAGCAGCTATTGCAGGATTAAATCCTTGGAAAAGTCCTATATCTGTTTACTTAGATAAAATCGGTCAAGGTGAAGAGGTTGAAGACAATGAGAGAATGAGAGTCGGTAGAGATTTAGAGGATTATGTAGCAACTAGATTTGAAGAAGCTACAGGCTTAAAAGTTAGAAAGAGAAATGCAATTTTAGCACACTCTGAAAATGAATTTATGTTTGCAAATGTAGACCGTTTGGTAGTAGGAGAAAAAGAAGGACTGGAATGCAAAACTACTAATTCATATTCCAGAAAAGATTGGGAAGATGATAACATACCTGCTCATTATGAAATCCAATGTCATCACTATATGGCGGTAACTGGATATAAAGCTTGGTGGATAGCATGTTTAATTGGAAATGAAAAGTTTGTTTATAAAAAAATTGAACGTGATGAAGAAATAATTAATTACCTAATCAAGATAGAAAAAGATTTCTGGGAAAATCATATAGTACCTAAAATAATTCCAGCTCCAGATGGATCAGAAGATGCTGGGAATTTAATAAAGATGATGTACCCAAATTCTACACCAGATAGTTTCATAGATCTTGAAGATGATTATATTAACCACATTGACAGAAGAGCCGAAATTGCAGAAATGATTAAAAAATTAGAACTAGAAAAATCGCAAATTGAACAGGTTATTCAAGTAGGGATGGGTGATTTTGAAACAGCCATTATTAGAGATAAAAAGGTTACGTGGAAAACAATTAATTCTAATAGATTTGATTCTAAAGAATTTAAAAAAGACTACCCAGATTTATATGATCAATATGTAAATACAAGTTCCTATAGAAGATTTCAAATTAAATAATTAGGGGGTTTAAAAATGAGTGTTAAAAATGCTTTAGCAAATAAGGCTGGTGCGGTACAAACAAGTAAAGAACCTAAAAATATGAAGGATTGGATTAAGGTAATGGAGCCAGAAATAAAAAAGGCATTACCTAGTGTTATTACTCCAGAAAGATTTACCAGAATGGCATTAAGTGCAATAAGCGTTAATCCTGCTCTTGCAGAATGTACACCAAAGAGTTTCATGGGTGCTTTAATGAATGCAGCACAATTAGGATTGGAACCGAATACTCCACTGGGACAAGCTTATTTAATACCATATCGAAATAAAGGCGTTCCAGAGGTACAGTTTCAACTGGGATACAAAGGTATGATTGATCTTGCTCATAGATCAGGAGAGTTTACAAATATATATGCTAAAGAGGTTTATGAAAATGATGTATTTGAATATGAGTTTGGTTTAGAACCAAATTTAGTGCATAAACCAGCCTCTAATAATAGAGGTAATACAATTGCCTATTATGCAGTTTTTAAGCTTGTAAATGGTGGATTTGGCTTTGAGGTAATGAGCAAGGATGATATTACAAACCATGCACGTAAATATAGCCAAGGGTTTAATAGCAAGTATAGTCCCTGGTCTAATAATTTTGATGAAATGGCTAAGAAAACGGTACTTAAAAAAGTTCTTAAATATGCTCCTATTAAAGTTGAATTTGTAAAACAAGTTACAGAGGATGGGTCAATTAAGACTGAGATATCCGAGAATATGACAGAGATACAAGATGAAAATGTATTTGAGGTCGAATATGAGGCAGTTGAAAATAGCACAGTAGAAAGTGAACCAGATTCACAATTAGAACCTACAGAATTTTAATAATAGCGTAGGGTGTAAAACCCTACCTGCTTTTATCAAAAGGAGGAAAACCATATGTTCTGTATATTAAGGTTTAACGGAAAGGTAAAGGATTTCAATTTATATTTAAAGGTTCAAAGGGCAACGTTAGAGGCTTGTGAAGAAATACAAAGGTTACAGAAAGCAGCATAACTAAACACCACTATTCGGGGTGATAACGTGAACTATTTAAAAGAACTTAATGCATTCTATGATTGGCTCGAAACAAATTCATTGTCTACATCTAGTATTGTCTTATGGCATGCCTTAATGCACATAAACAATAAGGCTGGATGGACAGCCGAGTTTGCTGTAGCCATATCGGTGTTATGTGTTAAGACAGGATTAGCTGAAAGAACAATTTCTAAAGCTAGAAATGAACTAAAGCAAAAGGGAAGAATTGACTGGAAACAGAGAAAAGGCAATCAAGCTGCTATATATTCAATGATATCCTTGTCGGCATATAGTGCCTACAAACATGCCAACAAAGATATCAATAAAGATTTGTCGGCATATAGTGCCGACAGTTATACCGACAACCATGCCAACAAGTGTGCCGACAGTTATGCCTACAACCATGCCACATTAGATAAACTAAACGAAACTAAACTAAACGAAACTAAATTACTAGTAGTAGACGAGCACGCGACCATTTTCAAATTCATTGAACAGGAGTTTGGATTTCTCTTAAGCCCTACTCAACTACAAACTGTTTCTGAATGGCAAGAGATATTTCTAGACGATTTAATTAAGTTTGCGGTTAGCGAAGCATTGGGTAGGAATGTACGTAGCATTGGGTACATAGATAAAATTCTACTGAACTGGCAAAAGAGCGGGATTAAAACAATAGAACAAGCAAAGCTTGCTAAGGCTGAGTTTGAAAAAAGAAATAGCAATGTCTTTAGCAAAAAAAGCCACAAGCCTAATGGCAGTGGTGAGTTTTCAACGACTAATAAAATACGTGATTTAGATTATTTGGTTGAGTAGGAAAGGGTGATAAAACCATGAATAAAGTTGTTTTGATAGGTCGTTTGACTAAAGATCCTGAGCTAAGATTTACGCCTAACGGTAAGGGTGTAGCTAATTTTACCTTAGCAGTTAATAGACCATTTGCTAACCAAGATGGTAAGAAAGAAGCAGACTTTATCCCTATACAAGTTTGGGGTAAACCTGCAGAAAACTGTGCTACTTATCTTGGTAAAGGCTCACAAGTAGCAATTGATGGTCGTTTACAAGTGCGTACCTATGAGACGGATGAAGGCCAGAAACGGTGGGTAACTGAGGTAGTAGCAAATAGTGTGGAATTTCTAGATAATCGCAAAAATAAGGACAAGATTGTTGATAACTCAAATGAATTTGGGCACGAAGTAGATTTTAACGAGGATGATATTCCGTTTTAGGAGGGTGATTTTAAATGCCAGCTAAAAAAGAAAATAAAGCTAATAACTGGTTTGGACAAGCCCTTAATTATCTGCCAAAGTTTAATTCTTTAGATCAATTAGAAAAACAATTTCAAAATCCAATAGTAAAAGTTAATCTTGAAACTGGTGAAGGATTTAATCGGATTCATGAAATCTGGGCTAGGGAGGGTATAAAAAATGGCGAAATGCAATGAATGCAAAAATTTTGGCACTAGGGATCACAAATGCCAAATTAATGGCAAGAAAATGAACCCGTACTACTTTGCAGATATATGCCCATATTATAAAAATATTTCTCAAAGAAATGTAGTGATAAGAAAATGACCAGAATCAGCAGAGAAATGGCAGAGCAGCTAGGAATAGTTAAAACTAAAAAATCAAAGTCAAAGTACGGGTCCAGAAAAAAAGAAATAGACGGCATAACTTTTGATAGCGTAAAAGAAGCTAGAAAATATAGTGAATTAAAACTATTAAAAAGAGCTGGAGAAATAAAAGATTTTGAACTACAACCTGAGTTTGAATTACAGCCAGGGTATAGAAATAAAGACGGTAAAAAGATTAGACCGATAACATATAGAGCTGATTTTAAAGTTATTTATCCAAATGACAAAATTGAATACATAGACACAAAAGGGTTTAGAACTAAAGAGTATCTCTTAAAAAAGAAAATGCTTTTATTCAAATATCCAGACATTAATTTTGTGGAGGAATAAGTTTAGGGGTGATTTTATGGGAGTAGTTGTTAAGATGATTCCGTTTAAAAACTTTAAAGAAAAAATCAACATTGTTCGGGAAGAAGAGTCCAAAGGAAGTTATGTACAAATTATTGACGGGAAATATATATATTCTTTTAAAAAAGAAGAAAATAGTTTGAAATAATGTACTTATAAAGATTATATATTCAAATATTGAACAGGGGGAAGGGATATGAATAAAGATACAAAAAGGCAGCTAGAAAACTCTCTTAAGAGGTTTTGGAAGAATAAACAAAGACTAGAGGGTCTTTATGTAGCAGCAGAAAAAATAGAAAAAGAGATACGAGAATTTCGTGGAATACTCGCAGAAAAAGAAGATCTACTCCCTTCCCCTGGGCAAATGAGGTTTACCCCAGGAGGTGGACATGGAGGTTCTTCTGAATTTACTCCAATTGAACGGGCAAGCTATATGTACGAAATGAATCAAGCAAAAATATTTGAGAAAATACAAAATCTTAGAAAAATAAAGATTAAATTAAAGTGTCGGATTATGCAACTTGAAAGCAAAATTGATTGGGTTGAGTATATAGCAAATACACATTTAGATGATTTTGAAAAAGCTGTGTTTGAACAGTGCTACTTGTATCAACGCTCTAACATTGGAGTTGGCATAACTTTAAATTGTGGTGAGGCAACAGTACGGAGAACTAGGGAAAGGATTCTTAGTAGGTTTCATGAATTTTTGAAGGTTAGGGCTTAATACTAAGACCTATTTTCAAATTTGAGATTTTTGAAAATAAGGTTAGTTGTTCAGGATTTTCGAAAAGACAATATACAGCATATTGGGTATATATTGGTTAATTGTTATAAGTAACCATGGCGTAGATCTAGCAAAAAGTATCTATTTTACTGGGATAAAATCATTTTAACGAGTAAGTGTTCGTATATAAACAAATAAAAAAACTAATCTTTAATCAAAAAAAGATTAGTTTTAAATTATAGCAAGTTAAAATAATTGTCTCACTTCGGAATTAGTTAATAAATATTTTAAGATAATAATTCTCCTGTGGTATGCATGCTTCAATATTGAAAGGTTTGTATCTTTTTTTAAATAGAATTTTTTTATTAATTCTACTATTTTTTCCAAATCCTCTATCATTTCTTGAGTATCTCTATGAGAGTTAGAATTATGAAAGTCTTCAATAGACTCTTTTAAGGATAGATTTGCATTCATGCTGCCATGAACATATCCTGAAGAAATAGTATATTTTGATTTAATTACAGAAAAAAAATCTTGATAAAATTCATTATCGGCAATAATATGCTTATTTTGTTTTTTAAAGTCTTTAAATACATTGTCTACTATCTTAGATGACTTCTCGATAATATTTAATCTAGCGAAGGATTCTATACACCCTCTAAAAGAAAAGTAAAAGAAACGTTTGGGTAAATTATTTCTAATACAATACAGACAGCTATTTATATCAGATATTAGTAATGTAGAAAAATACTCATCTTTAAATTTATCTGAAAAAACGTATTCTTTTATTATTACTAATGATTTGCCGATATTTATTACTTTGTCATAACTACCTCTTGTATCATTAATATTTTTAACCATATATTCTTTATACTCAGTAATCATATCTTTGTATGGACTTAATAAAACTTCTGTAGTTTTTTTGTCAACTAAATGTTTTCTAACCATGTTTTTAAATTATCCTTAGATTTATTTTTTTTATTATTAATTTTATTATTTTCATCTCTATTATTTTTATTGTTATCATTGTCTTTATCGCTCTTACCATCTTTGTTGATTAAATAATTATTCATGTTTTTGTAAAGAGTCTTAATTTCATCAACTTCTAAGTCATAAATATACTTATTTATTTTTGCAACTAGTAATGTTCTGGATTTGAATAAGTAGTTTTTTAGTTCGATTTTAATAATTTCATCTGTGTAGCTCTTTAGATCATCATTTGAAGGGAATAGATCCTTTGATAAAAGAATAAGTGAATTCAGTCCAATAGCTTCTATATAAAGTTCGGAATTATGCTTCTTAAGAACATTCTTCATTTTGTTCACCTTCTTTAAAATAGACCCTTAAGAACTCTTTACTTAATGATCTTATATCTCCCCGAGTATCATCATAATTGTATGCTATATTTCCTTTACTACCAGATAGTAAATGATTATGTTTTGGCATGGTATTAGAGAAAATATAATAATTATCTCTTATTAGTTCATTTTCTTCGAAAAGATCTTTTATCGATTCTAACTTTTTTTGTTTTTCCTCCATTGTATAAACTATACCCAAACAATCAACTTTATTTTCTGGATCCTCTTTCATTAAAGCTATAACATTGTCTAGCATCTTAACGCCAAGAATTGAAAATTTATCTATTTTTACTGGTATTAAATAATAATCAGAGGCTATCAAAGAAGCATCTGTAAAAAATGATATAGTAGGAGGGCAATCAATAAATATAAAATCATAATATTCATTAAGTTTATGTTTACGAATAAACAGATCTAACCTTTTTTTACTTATCGAATCTTGATTATTATCCTCGAAAATGATATCAATATTTCCACAAATAATATCTAAATTCTCATTGATAGTAGATTTAATAATCGTATCTTCTGGTTTTAATTCTATTTCAGAAGATCTAGTATTAGTAAGTGATTTTTTTCTTTTGAAAATATTAATAATTGATTTTTCTGTTCTAAATTTATTCAAATATTCATCCACTAAATCATATTGCTCCATCATTGTTTGCGTAGCATTGAATTGAGGATCCATATCTATTATTAATATCTTTTTTTTATCTTCCATTGATAATTGATAAGCCAAGCTAAGACATAGAGTAGTTTTCCCTACACCGCCCTTCATATTTATAAATGATATTACGTTTTTCGCATTATTATGTGTAGTCAATACTTTTCCCCCTCGTCCCATTTATATGGGTTGCTTTTCTTTGCTGTTTGTTAATCTAAGTATCTGTTTTAATTATAGTTATTATCGTGACAATGCACATTCATAGTTTCATTATAGCAACGAATGGTATTTTTTCCACCTTTTTCAGAAAAATAAGTAAATTCGATAAATAAAATGACGAGTTTCCGACGAATTGTTGACGAGTTTTAATAGGAAATTATGATATGCTTAGTATAGTAGAAAAAATGAATATTGTTAAGGTAGCCCTTTACATGAGGCTACTTTTTTTGTCGGATAATGCAGAAATATTTGGAAAGGGTTATTAAATTACCTGTCGAATTTTAAAATTTGGGGGGTAATTATCTTGAATTCAGAAGAATTAAATATTGTATTTAAAATGACAGGGGAACAGTTTGATGATAGCAAAAATCTTTACTATTTACTAATAGGCCTTAAAAATTTTCAAGGAATTTTTGATAAATCCTATTTAACCATAAATCATAAGAAACGTATGAGCGATAAAGACAGGGAAATCTTTCAAATTAGAACTTTAGATTTTAAAAATGGGTCTTTTGTGTCTGAAATGGGTATCTATATAGCTACTGTAACACAATTAGCTATTCCTTATGTTAGTACACTTACTCCTAAGGATTTGTTTGAATTGGTTTTAAGTGGATTTAAGTATTTGAAATTTGTTTTAACCGCAAATTCAAATGGGGAAAAGATAACAATAGAAGCAGGTGATAATAATATGCTTAATGTAATAAATGGAGACAATAATACAGTCATTATTATTCCTAATGAAACCATAGCATTTGTAAAAAAAGCAGAAACTAACTTTGAACAAATGGCTAAAAGTATTGATCATGAAAAAGGAGTTAAATCTATAAATTTTACTGATAAAAAATTTCCGCATTCTAAAGCTATAAATATAACGGAACATGAAAAGAACTTATTTCAACAAAAGGTAAAACTAGAACCCGAGACAATTAAGATAAAGGCTAATTTTTTTAGGTTGGATGGAAATCAATATTTTGGAAGATTAAAAATTATAAGGTCTAATGATTATCAACTTAGGGAAAATGAGGAATATAATTTTGATTTTATAAATAAACCTGATGCAGATTTGCTAAGCAATCTTTTCATGCAAGAAAAAGAAGTTCATGCCCTTAAAGAGACAGTCCTGAACACAACAACACTAGAAAAAACCGTTAAAAAGTTAAAGATAATTGATATAGCGTAAGTTAATCAAGGAAGTTAGAGGTGGTATCTGTTTCTTATACGGAATAATGTAGAAACACTCAGAAAGGTTTTTGCCTTCTTTTGCCGAATTGTGTAGTTGAAAGGAGGGGGATATGAGTAGAAAAACTTTTTTAAAATCAAAAGATATAATAAACATAGGTGTAAAGACTATGCTTATTATGATTATAGCTAGTATGCTGATTCCATTTCTGATAGATAAATTCATTTTTGGTAATAGTTATAGATCTAATATAACTAACGGTGAGTGGGCATCATTTTTAGGTTCTTTATTAGGTGGTTTGATAGGAGGAATAGGAACTTTAACTGCTGTATTAATAACAGTTAAGGAAGCTAGGAATGTGGAATACAGAAGGGAAAGACCTATTCTTATTTTAGAAGAACGAGATAGGGGAAACAACTGGAGGGTAGACAGAAGATTTTATATTGGTTATGCTAGTGATGCATACATAGATTCATTAGAAATAAAGAATATTGGATTAGGCATAGCAACTAATATAGAGATTGTTGTGGAAGTTGTCGATGAAGAGAAAATATTTATAAAGTCATTTGGGAATGTCATTCCATCTGATAAATCTTTAAAAGGCATCTCAATTGAAAAAAGACTTTGGGATTTTTTGTGTCCTCTTAATATTAACTATGAAGAACCTATAGAAATTCGTTATGAAGATTTATTTGGAAACAAATATTTTACGAAGTACAAATTAGCTAGATTTGAATCAGAAAGAATAGAATACTTACAGATTAAAGAAACAATATCGGTAGGAAATTAATTTTCAAGAGCCCAACGGCTCTTTTTTCATTCCCAAAACAAACAAGCAATCAGCGATTGAGGTGGTGGTATGACAAATATAAGGGATCCAGATGACAAAGACTTAGCCAAACAAGATTATTTATATGGTATGAAATATAAAGACCTAGCCGAGAAATATGAGGTTAGTATAAATACAATTAAGTCCTGGATAAAAAGATATGGTTGGTCAAAAGAAAAAAACAAAAAGGTGCACACAAAAAGAAGAAGGGTGCACCCTTAAATAATAAAAATGCAGTAGGCCATGGTGCTCCAGCAGGAAATAAAAATGCTGAAACCCATGGCTTTTTTAGTAAGTATCTACCTAATGAAACCTTAAGCATTATCCAAGAAATTAAAGGAAAAGATTCACTGGATATACTTTGGGAGAACATAACTATTCAGTATGCTGCAATTATAAGAGCTCAAAGAATTATGTATGTAAAAGACCAAGATGATATTACAAAACATCTAAAAAAAGAAAAGGATGGAGATACCTTTACAGAAAGAGAATGGGAGTTCCAATATGCTTGGGATAAACAAGCTAACTTTCTACAAGCACAATCAAGAGCAATGTCAGAACTTAGAAGTATGATAAAAAGATATGAGGAAATGATGCAAACTGATCTAGCTACTGAAGAGCAAAAATTAAGGATTGAAAAATTGAAGGCTGATATAGAAAAAGTTAAGGGAGTAGATAAGGATAAACCAATTGAAATAGTAATTAAGCGAAAGGGTGAGGACAAGTGATAGAGAAAGAAATTAATCCTCACTTTGAAAATTTTATATTTGATTGGGATTATAAAACATATTTTCTTGTAGGAGGATATGGAAGTTCTAAAAGTTATCATGTAGCCTTAAAGCTAATTTTAAAGTTACTGCAGGAGAAAAGAAAAGCATTAGTAGTTAGAGAAGTATTTGAGACCATAAGAGATAGTTGCTTTGCATTGCTGGAGGAAATCATTATAGATTTAGGATTAGATGATGCAATAAAAATAACAACATCTCCAATGCAGATAAAGTTCCCTAATGGATCTCAGATAATATTTAAAGGTATGGATAAGCCTGCTAAATTAAAGTCTATTCATGGTGTCACAATCATTTGGATAGAAGAATGTTCAGAATTAAAATACGAGGGTTATAAAGAGTTACTAGGAAGGGCTAGACACCCAAGTTTATCAATTCACTTTATATTATCTACAAACCCTGTTAGTCAGAGTAATTGGTCATACAAACATTTCTTTCAAGATAAAAAGAAAAAGATATATATATTAAATGACGAAGATCTTTATAAAGAAAGAAATATAATAAAAAACAATACTTATTATCATCATTCTACTGCTGATGATAATTTATTTTTACCTAAAAGTTATACAGAACAACTTGAGGAACTAAAAACATATGACCTAGATCTTTATCGAATTGCTAGAAAGGGAAGATTTGGAGTTAATGGAGTTAGAGTTTTGCCTCAATTTATAGTTTTGCCACATTATGAAGTTATAGAAAGAATTAATAATATACCAAAAGATATGAAACGTGTCGGCTTTGATTTTGGATTTGAAACTTCATATAATGCCTTAATAAGATTAGCCATAGATCATGAAAATAAAATTCTTTATATATACTGGGAGTATTACAAAAATAAAATGACTGATGATAAAACAGCTATTGAAATAGCTGAATTTAAAACAACTAGAGAATTAATAAGAGCAGATAGTGCAGAACCTAAAACGATACAGTTTTTTAAGCAGCAAGGCTTTAATATTACAGGAGCTAAAAAGTTTCAAGGCAGTAGGCTTCAAAATACTAAAAAGGTAAAGAGATTTAAGAAAATTATTTGTTCAGAAAATTGTCCTAATACTAAAGACGAATTAAAAGATTTAACCTACAAGGTTGATAAAGATGGAAATATTATAGAGGACCAATTTGAAATAGATCCTCATACATTTAGTGCTATTTGGTATGCATTAGATGGATATGAGGTTTCTGATTTAAAAGGAAATGCAGTACAATTTCTTAAGTAAAGGTAGGTGATAATTTGTTTACTTGGAATGAGCTTATTAAACAAAAAATAATTAATGAATCTAAAATTAGCAACGAAGCTATAATAAAAGATTTAATTAATAAACACGATACATCTCAAATGCTTGAGGGAGAAAAATATTATAAAAATGAGAACAAGATTCTTAAAAGAAGAATGTACTTTTATCAGGACGGTGCAAAAACAGAAGATTTTACAAAAGAAAATCATAGGCTACCTCATAACTGGCATAAAATGCTGGTTGATCAGAAGGTAGCATATTTAGTTGGTAAGCCTGTTATATTCCAATGTGAAGAAAACCAAAAGGAGTATGAAAATAGGTTAAATCTTATCCTAGGTGAAGAATGGGATGATACCCTAACAGAGTTAGCTAAGAATTCCTCAAACAAAGGAACCGAATGGCTACATGTATATATCAATGAAGAAGGCAAATTTAAGTTTATTATCATCCCAGCTGAAGAAGTAATACCAATCTATGACACAAGTCTCCAGGAGAACTTAGAAGCAGCATTAAGATATTACCTAGTAGAAGTTAATGGTAAAGAAAGAATTAGGGCTGAATGGTGGACAAGGCATAATGTTACCTTTTATATAGAAACAGAATCAGGTGATTTTATATTAGATGATATAGAATTAAACAATCCCGATAGCCACTTTTATTATAATGAAGTTGGTTATGGATGGGGTAAGGTACCTTTTATTGAATTTCCAAATAATGAAGAAAGATTAAGCGATTTAACGTTCTATAAAGAACTTATTGACGAATATGATCTTAGTATTTCGGATTTAGCCAATAACTTAGCTGAGGTTCAAGAGATAATAACGATTCTTAAAGGTTATGAAGGAACAGATTTAGCGGAGTTTAAAGAAAATTTAAGGTATTACAAAGCTATTAAAGTATCAGCTGAAACTGGTTCTGGGGTGGATAAATTAGAATTAAATATACCAATAGAAGCTAAAAAAGAAATGGTTGATAGGTTGGAAGAGAATATATTTATATTTGGTCAGGGCGTAAACATGAAAACGGATAGATTTGGCAATAGCCCCTCAGGAGTATCTCTTAAATTTTTATATTCTTTATTGGATCTAAAAGCATCTATCATGGAAAGAAAATTTAGAAAATCTCTAAAAAGGATTTTGTGGTTTACTACAGAGTATATTAATATTGTTGAAAATAGAAATTATGATAATACCATAGTACAAGTTACTTTTAGAAAGACTATGATTACTAATAATAAGGAAGATGTAGAAATAGCTTCTCAATCAAAAGGAGTAATTAGTGATGAAACGATAGTGGCTAATCATCCATGGGTAGAAGACGTTTCAATAGAATTAGAAAGACTTAAAAAAGAATCAGCTGAAACTGTTAAAAACTTAGATGATATTGATAGATTTATCAGAAAGGGGGTAAATTAGTGATTGGATGAATTTGAAAAATTAGAAGAACTACATGAAAACATAATTACAACTACAGAAGGTAATATAATTACCGATTATAAAAAGACTTTAGATTATGCTAGAAAGATAATGGCAGAAATGTTTAATAAATATGAAGATGATGGAAAATTAACCTATGAAGAAATGGCAAAATATAATCGTCTAAAAACACTGCAAAAAATGCTAGATGAAATCACTAATGATTTATATAAAGATACTTCAAAAAATATAGATAAAGCATTAAATCTGGATTATAAAGCTGGTTATGATGGATTGAAAAATATAATTGAAATAAAAACAGGTAAGATTATCATTCCAATAGTTAAAGATGAAGTGTTAAAGTTAGCTTTATATAATGACATTAGTGGCTTGAAATGGACTGAAAGAATGGGAATTCATAGAGATTATGCAGTATTAAAAATAAGGGAAACAGTTACCCAAGGACTTAAAGAAGGTATGACATATAGCCAAGCATCTCAAAGACTTAATGACGTTATGTCTAGACAGGTTGTCAATCCTCTTAGAATTATAAGAACTGAAAGCCATAGAGTGTTTAATCAAGCTAAAAAAGATAGTCTTGATAAATCAGCAGGTAAAATTAAAATGATAAAGACATGGATCTCCGCTAGGGATGAAAGAGTCAGAACTATGCATGCTATTATGGATGGTGTGACTATACCTTATGATAAATTATTTGTTTTACCAGATGGATCCACTGGTTTTGCACCTGGATTAACAGGATCAGCAAAGCATGATATTCATTGCAGGTGTGCTTGGAAAATAGATATATTGTAATTTTAAAAAAATGAGACTTAGAAATAGGTCTTTTTAGTTTGCTAAAAAATGAGGTGAGAACAATAAATGACTTTAAGCAAAATATGTGATGAATGCAAAAATTGCAAAAATAAAGATGCTTGCAACAATAAGAGAATGGTGGCTTGTGCATTAGCTGAAATGTCAAAGCCTAACCTAGAAAGTAGAACTATGCCTAATACTGCACCCTTAAGACAACCTTTTACTAGAAAACATACTCCAATAACAATTAAGATGGGTGAGTATGGAAATATTAATACATCTATGGAGGAAATAAACAATAAAATATCACAACAAATTAATAAAGGTTTTCAAATAAATTGTGCTTTTAATAAGTCTTAGAAATAAGGCTTTTTATTTTGCCTTTAGCAAGGCGTAAAAGGCTAAGAAAGGAATGAGGTAAATGCCAAAGTTAAGTGAAATACTAGGAGAACATTTTAAACAAATACCAGAAGATATTAAGACTAAGTACAAAGATATTGACTTAGTTGATAGCTCTGATTATGTAGAAAAAAATAAATTTGATGGTATAAATAATCAACTATCAGATTTACAAATTCAGATTAAAGAAAGGGATAAGCAGTTAGGAGAACTAAAAATTAAAGCTGCAGGTAATGAAGAACTTACTACTAAAATAAACGAACTGGAGAAATTAAATAAAACAACAAAGGAAGAGTATGAGACTAAAATAGTAGCTTTGAGAAAAGAGACATCCATAGAATTAAAACTTAAAGATGAAAAAGCAAAAAATTTAAAAGCAGTTAAGGCTTTGTTAGATTTAGAGAAAGTTAGTCTTGATGGAGAGAATTTAATAGGATTAGAAGAACAATTAAAGACTCTTAAAGAACAGGAGTCTTATTTATTTGGTTCAGATACATTAAAAGGCAGAGAGCCTAATAAAGATACCAATCCAGTAGATCCAGAATGTAAAAATAATCCATTTAGTAAGGAGCATTTTAACCTAACTGAGCAAGGAAAACTATTAAAAGAAAACCCAGAACTTGCAGCTAAATTAAAAATAGCTATTAATTAAAGGAGAGATGAAGAATGAAACATAAAGGATTAAAATTGAACTTACAGTTATTTGCATCTTCAACAACTAAAATAGCAGATGTGATACAACCAGAGGTATTTACACCTTATGTAGTAAATAAAACTATGGAGTTATCAGAATTGATTCAATCAGGCATAGCTGAGCACGACAAAGAATTTGATGCTTTAGCAAGTGGTCCCAACACTTTAATTCACATGCCATTTTGGAACGATTTAACAGGTGAAGTAGAGATAATGGATGATGATGGCGAAACAGTACCAGGTAAAATCACAACAGGGCAAGATATAGCAAGAAAACTAGCATTTGTTAAGTCCTTTGGAGCTAATGCATTAGCAGGACACTTAGCAGGTGATGATCCAATGAGAGTAATAGCTGATAGATTCGCTGATTATTGGAACAGAACATATCAAAAAGTACTTCTTTCTACACTAGATGGAGTGTTTGCATCTACAACAATGAAAGAAAAAGTATATGATATAACAGCAGAACTCGGAAATAAAGCGGTGCTAAACTCTCATTCTTTCTTAGACGCACAACAATTAATGGGAGATGCTAAAGAACTTCTAACTGCTATTATGATGCACTCAGAAGTAGAAAATCATCTAGTTAAACAAGATGAGATAGAAGTTATAAGAGATTCAGAAGGTAATGTAGTAATGAAAACATATAAAGGTAAAAAGGTTATAGTTGATGATGCTATGGCTTATGACCCATTAACTAAATCAGCAGAAATGTATCTATTTGGTAGAGGAGCTATTGCTTGGGGTAATGGAAGTGACCCTAAGATATTAGAAACAGAAGTGGTAAGAAAAGGGCTATCTCTTGCAGGTGAAGATATTTTAGTTAATAGAAAGTTATCGATACTACATCCTAGAGGAGTTAAGTTTACTGAATCATCAGTTGCTGGAAAGTTCCCAACACTTGACGAGTTAGAAAATGGTCTTAACTTCCAAAGAGTATATGAGCCTAAGAAAGTTAGAATAGTTAAGTTTTTATTCAAGCTAGAGAATGAATAAGAGAAGGGATAAACCTCTCTTTTATACTTTTAAGGGGGTATATACATGGATAGATATGAGAGAAGAATTTTAAGACTAAGAAAGCATGTACTAAGTCATAAAAAAGAAGAAGAATATGAAATTTGCAAAATGCTTGAAGATTTGACAGTAGAAGAATTAAAAGAGTTAGCCAAAGAAAAAGAAATAGAAGGATATTCTAAGATGAAAAAAGATGAACTTCTTGAAACCTTAAAGGGGTGATTTTATGACCTTGGAAGAATTAAAGGTAGTCTATTTTCAACTTATAAAAGATGAAACAGGTAATTTCAAAGAATTAAAACAAGTAGAAGAAGCTCCTGGACCTATTAAACTAGCAATAGATAAACTTATAAAATATGATTCAAAAGATGCAACAGTTCAGAGTGAAGGAATATCAGATTTAAAGCAATCATACTTTGAAGTTAAAAACTTTCCAGTAGATGTCTTAAATTTATTAAGACCTTATAAAAGGTTAAAGTGGTAACTATGAGTATAAAAATTCAAGATAAAAATAATATTCCAAAATACAAAGAAATGCTTGAAGAGTTAATAAACCAAAAAATAGAGGTAGGAATATTTAGTGATGCTGGTTCTGAAATTTTAATGATTGCTAATGTGAATGAATATGGTTGCGATATAAAAGTTACTCCAAAAATGCGTGCATATTTACATAGTCAAGGACTTCATTTAAAAAGAACTACTAAAGATATAAAAATTCCAGAGAGATCTTTTATAAGGAGTGGGTTTGAAGACAGAAAAAAAGAAATTTATAAAACTGCAAAAAAACTCCTTATAAGAGTATTATCTTTGGATATTAGAACTAATCAGTTTTTTGATTTAGTTGGTCAATATTCAGTAGATCAAATTCAAGAATATTTGACAGATTTAAAAGAACCATCTAATCATCCTATGACTATCTCCAATAAGGGCAGTAGCAATCCCCTTATTAATACAGGTAAACTAAGAGATTCAATTACTTATAGGGTGGTGAGAGGTTAATGAACTTTAGTAATTTAATAAAAAAACACTCAACTATTATTAAACTCATAAGTGATAAAGAAGGATATTATGATTATGAAAATGGAGGCACCTGGGTTTCAGGTCAATCTGAACCAGTGGATGAAGAGGCTGCAGTATTCCAACTTTCTATCAAGGATTTAAACTCCAATATCCAATATAGTGAAGGTGGACAATATACTAGGCAGGATATAAAAATATACATTCATAAAAAATTATTAATTGGTCAAAAGATAGTTTATAAGGATAATGAATTTACATTATCTGAGGAAATTGATTATACAGAACATGCTAGTGGTTTAAGAGTATATTTAGCTAGAAGGGCAGGGGAATGACTTGGAATATAAGGATATGAGAAATTTCATAGTTAAGGGGCTATATGAGTTTTTACAAGTTCCAGTTATTCCTACTGATAATCCAAATAAAAAGCCTAAATATCCTTTTATAAGTTATAAATTTACCACCTTGCATAAAAATCAAGGTGGTTTTAATTTGCTCTTAGAGCCTATACCATCTATTGATCCTAATTTTGAATATGATATTGAATACACTAGGGAAGAACAACCTAAGATGGTTATATCTTTTAGTAGTTATAGTTTAGATGATTTAGAAGCGATTGATTTAGCTAATAAAATTAAAAAATGGTTTAACTTTAAAGGTAGATTGCTTTTGAAGAACAATAATCTTGTTGTTGTTGAATGTTCAGATATTCAAGATAGGACAATACAGATAATAGATAACTATGAAAAAAGATATGGCTTTGATGTAACCTTAAGGTATTCGAGTCAAAGTAAATTAAAAGTTGAAACTATAGAAAAGTTTAAAATAAAAGGAGGTAAAGTATGAAAGATTTTGTGGTCGACATACAAAAAATAACTAAGCCCATCTCTCAGCAAGGGTTTGGGATTATTTTAATTTTGGGAACTAGTAAAGATAAACCTTATACGGAATATAAAGACCTACAAGAAATTGCTAAGGATTATGGGGAAGAATCCAAGGAATACAAATTGGCTAGCAGAATTTTTGGACAAAAAGAGATTCCAAAAAGAATAGCTATACATAGTATTTTATGGGACAGTTCTACAGGGTCACCAACTGATTTAGTTAATGAATTACAAGCCTTAATAGAGGTGAATAATGATTGGTACTATTTAACCTGTACTGAGAATGGTGATGATGTAATTAAAGAATTAGCTAATTGGACAGATGGCCAAATAAGAATATATTTTTCTACTACTCAAAATAAAGCATTAGTTGAAACTATGCAAAATGAAAATGCAACAGTAATGTATCATAATGATACAGAGGCATTTGTTTCCGAAGGTTTAGCTGCTATTGGTCAAGCATATGAACCAGGTAGTGTCACATTTAAATTCAAAACTATAGAAGGGGTACAAGCTTCTAACATTGCTACAGCTGATTTAAATAAGCTACATGAGAATGGTGGATTCTCTTATATTAAAAAAATGGGAGTGTTACAAACTACAGAGGGTATTACAACTTCTGGGGAATATATAGATGTAGTAATAGGAGCTCATTTTATTAAAGCTACTATGGAAAACGAGGCTATGAAATTAGCTACTAGTACTCCTAAGATACCTTATGACAATACAGGCATTTCAATGCTAGTATCTGTAGCTGAAAAAGTCTTAAAACAAGCGGTACAAAAAGGCATAATACTTAAAGATGAAAATGGAAATGGAATTTATGAAATAACATTTTCAAAAAGAGAAGATGCTGAATTTAATGATGTAGCTCAGAGAATTTACAACGGTATTAATTGGTCTGCTAAACTAGCTGGTGCTATTCATACTGGTAAAATATCTGGAGTGCTTACGTATTAAGGAGGGGATTTAATTGAGGACATTTGATACTGAAGATGTAAATGTTATAGTAGGTGGCATTGCTTTAACCGGTTTTGCTGAGGGTAGTTTTGTTAAGGCGGAAAGAAATGAAGATAATTTTACTGAATATGTTGGAGCTAAGGGAGAAGTAGCTGTTTCTGAATCTAATGATAGAACAGGAGAAATAACTGTAACATTAGAAAGCACAAGTCCCTCAGTAATTTATTTAACAGACCTGGCAAATAGAAAAGGTGTTAATGCTATAGTACCAGTACAAATAGTTGATTTGAATCAAAATGCTATTCAAGTTGGTGGTTCTGAATGCAGAGTAAGAAAACCAGCAACATATGAAGCCGACAAAGAAATATCCGAAAGAGAGTTTGTCTTTTTCGTAGCTGATCTACAATTCAAGTAAGGCACTTAGTTAATTAAAAACTAGGTGCTTTTTTATTTAAAAAAATTATTGGAGGATGATGAATTATGTTAAAACAAAAAACAGTTAAAATTAATGGCAAGGAATTTACTATACAAAGAATACCTTTTAAATCCTATATGGATATGATTGATAGACATTCAAACAAGTATGGTATTTTAATGAAATCTCCATATATTGAAGAACTTTTCAAACATTGTGTTATAAATCCTAAGATTAAAATGAGTGATTTTGATGATGATTTTGAAACTGCTGGAAAGTTGGTAAATGAGATAGAGTCATTTCTCCAAACCAAGGTTAATCCAAGCTCTAGCGAAAAAGAAAGCAAAGAGTAATTGGCCATTCTGGAGACTTGTTTTAGATGGAAATATCAGTTATTCAGATGCGCTAAAAATGGACGAGGAAGAAGTTATAGAAGCTAATGCAGCATTAGATTATTATATTGAAATTAGTAAAGATAACGGGAAAGGGCGGTGATGCCAATTGTCTTCTTTAAGAGATTTATTTGTGTCTATAGGTTTTCAAGGTAATGCAGTTGATGAAATAGATGCAGTTAATAAAAAAATGGATGAATCCAAGGAAAAGTCGATAGAACTTGCAAAACAATATGAAAAAATGGGCAAGGGTTTTGAAAGTGTAGGCAAAAAAATGACAGTTGGTATCTCCGCTCCTATTATTGGAATGGGAACTTTAGCTGGTAAAATTGCAATAGATATGGAAGATGCTTTTGCTGGAACACGTAAAACAATTGATATGACGGAAGAAGAGTTTAAACAGCTTGAAAAATCTTTAGATGATTTATCAGCAGATAAGATACCAATTTTAACAACTGAAATTTATGGGATTGCTGAAGCAGCTGGACAATTAGGGATTAGGAATGAAAATATTTTAGGATTTACTGACACTATGGCTAAAATGGGTGTTGCCACAAATATGGTTAGTGAAGAAGCAGCAACAGCATTGGCTAGGTTAGCAAATATTACTGAGATGTCTCAAGATAACTTTGATAGATTAGGATCTACTGTAGTACATCTTGGCAACAAACTTGTTACCACAGAAGGTGAAATTGTAGAAATGGGTCTGAGACTAGCTGGGGCAGGAAAGCAAGTAGGTATGTCTGAGGCTGATATTCTTAGTTTTGCAGGTGCTTTGTCGAGTGTTGGGATTAGAGCAGAAGCAGGTGGATCTGCATTTAGTAAGGTTATGTTAGACATACAAAACAATGTATTAGCTGGTGGAGAAAAATTGGAATTATTTGCTGCAGTGGCTGGAAAGAGTTCAAAGGAATTTGCAGAAACATTTAAAAATAATTCTTCAGGTGCAATTGTTTCTTTTATTGAAGGTATGGGCGATTTACAAAAAAAAGGTGCTAATATTGTACCAATTTTGGAGAGTTTAGAGTTAAATGACTTTTTAATTCGAGATGCTTTATTAAGAGCAAGCGGAGCAGGAGATTTGTTTAATAAGAGTTTGAAAATGGGATCTAAAGCATGGGAAGAAAATAACGCACTTACAAAAGAAGCAGAGGAAAGATTTAAAACAACAAAATCTAAAATAGTATTTTTTAGAAATCAAATGGGTCTACTCGGAAAAGAAATAGGTAATATTATTTTACCAGTTATAGGTTCTTTTTTATCAAAAGGGTCAGAGTTTATAAAGAATTTTAGAAGCTTAAATATTGAAGCCAAAAAGGACATTATTGTAATAGCTGGGCTAACAGCAGTTATTGGTCCTTTAATATGGACGGTTGGTAAAGGAATTACGGTATTTGCTAAAGTAAAAAAAGGATTAGCAGCTGCTGGGGGAATTGTTGGTTGGTTGGCCACCCCTTTTGGTATTGCCACAGCAGTGGTATTAGGATTAGCAGTAGCTGGCTTCTTACTTTATAAGAATTGGAATAATATTAAAACTAAAATTTCAACTATAGTTATTGCAATAAAAGAAAGATTTGTTATTTTAACAGAATGGTTTGATAATTTTCAAAACAATATATCTAAATGGTTTATTGGTACTTGGAACGATATCAAAAACGTTTTAATAGAAAATGAAAATACCATAAAAACAGTTGCTACTACTTTAGGTGTTTTATTTACTCCAGCATTAATAAAAACAGGAATAGAAGCAGTTATAACGGGAGCAAGAATAGTTGGTAGTTTAGGTGCAAGTTTTATACGTACTGCTTTTTTGGCTGGCTGGTTGCATGGAAAGCTAGTTGGAGAATTAATACTAAGTTTTATAAAAACAGGCTGGGAAGCAGTAAAGACCGCAGGAGTTATTACTGGCCAATTTATAATGTCTTTGATAAGGTCTGGTTGGGAAGCTATTAAAACAGCAGGGATTATAACCACTCAGCTAATTGTTTCAATGGTTAATTATGCCCTAAGTGGTTGGCGTGTTGTTTATTCTATTGCCGCAACAACTGTTGCATGGGTAGCACAGAAAATTGCAATAGTAGGAAGTTCGCTGGCTATAAAAACTATGACTGCTGCCCAGTGGGCTTTGAATATTGCCTTAAATGCAAATCCTATTGGTTTGGTTATCGGACTTGTTGCATTATTAGCAGGAGGATTAGTTGTTTTATATCAGAAAAGTGAAACTGCTAGAAATATAATGAACAATTTATGGGAAGGCATGAAAAACAGTGCTGTTTCATCAATCAATATAATCATTGGGGCTATTAATAGGCTTATTGGTGGTATTAACTCTATTAAAGCACCAGGCTGGATTCCGGTTGTGGGAGGAAAAAGTGCTAATATAGCCAACATCCCTATGTTAGCTAAAGGAACCAACTTCCATAGGGGAGGACCAGCAATTGTTGGGGAAGAAGGTCCTGAATTATTAAATCTCCGTAGAGGTGCAAGCGTAAGCACTAACAAGGAAACTAGACAAGCAATTGGTGGTGGAGGAAACAATGTCTTTAGCCCAGTAATTAAGGTAGCTATTGAAGGTGGGGCAATGGAAAATGCTCCAACTGATTTAGAAAGAGAATTAGAAAAAAGATTATACTCTCTTATGGAAAGATATTGGGAAATGTTACTCTTGAAAAGACCTATTAGCAATTAATTGTAATGAGTTATATTGTATTATCTGTTATAATAATCCAATAAGGGGTGATTGTTATTCATAAATTCAATATTATTTTAATTCTAGTTATTATGTTATCATTCATTACTGGTTGCAGCTCAGATAATGTTAATGAAAAAGTAGAAAATGAAGCAAAAAAAGAACCAATGAGTCTAGAGGATCAAATAAAAGAAATGGTTATTAAAAATGTAGGACAAAGGAATAAGGACAAGATTAAGATTAACTTTATAGAAGATGTTATAGCTGGAGAAGGGAATAAAATAGTTAATATTGAAGCTTTTGATTCAGTATCGAAATTACAATATCTTGACTACAGCAGAGATGTCTTTCAAAAGGCTTTCAAGATAAATGGAATATCAGAAGTAAATATTACTTGGGTAGATGAATTGGTAGACGTGAAAGGTAATACCGAAGAATTGCCTATTATGAGAATTTTACTTAGAAAAGATAATGCTCAAGATATTAACTGGGAAAACTTCGATATTTATAACTTTAAAATAGTAGCTGACCAATACTGGGAACATAAAAGCTTAGAATAGCACTTAATTAAGTGCTATTTTTATATCTATAAGTAGGTAACTTCAATGAAATTAGTTTGATTGGAAGATGTTGTAGTTTATACATAATGATTATTACAAGGAGGGGTTGTATGAAAAAAATATTATTAACAGCTTTAAACATAGTGTTAGCTTTTTCATTATTTGCTTGTGGTAACTCTACAGAAACTGAGCAAAAAGTTGAGGAAACAGAAATAACAGAAGATAACATTAAGAGTGAAGGAGAAAAAAAGCCTGATTTCAAAGCAGAATGTGAAAAAAATGCTGAAAATCATCCTGCAAAAGCTGGGGCAGTATTAGTTACAAAAGGAGACTATGATTTTACCGGTATGGATTATTATTTTAAAGGGGAATTAATTCAAAAAACTACTATTGATAATATCGGAGATTCTTCAGCGTGGTTGGTCAAAAATGAAAACGGTTATGTTATGCCTATCCAACATAGTTATTTTAATGCTGAGATAGGGGATAAAATTGAAGTTTGGGGAACCCTATCTGGAAATGGTTACTCTAATGTAGAAGGTATAGACAATGTTGTTGGTGAAACAGGTTCGATGCATGCTATGCTACTTACTGTTAATGGAGAAGAACAGTATTAACAGGGATATAAATAACCCAAGAAAATAATAATCAATACTATTAACATAAAAAATAGCACTTAATTAAGTGCTATTTTTTATATCTATAAGTAGGTGAATTTCATGAACTTAGCTAGATTAGAAGATATTGAGTTTTCAGCAGTAGAAAAAGAAACCCCTTCTGGTAGTGTAGAGGTAACAGAAAAACCAGTAGAAAGAGGACAGGATATAGCTGATCACATCAAGCCTAAACCTATTTTTCTTACTATAAATGGTGTAGTTGTTGGTGATGATGCAGGAGATAAATTAGCTAAATTAAATAAATATAAAAATGAAGGAAAATTATTAACGTATACAGGTAGAAATATCTTTTACAATGTAGTAATTGAACAGTTAGACACCACTCATGATAAAGGTATTGCAAATGGGTTTTCTTTTACTATGACACTTAAACATGTGAGAATTGCAGAAGGAAAAACAATAAATATAAAAAAATCAAATTTACCCCCAAAAGTTAATATTAAAACTAAAAAGAAAGAAAAAAAGGGAAAAAAACAAACAAAAAAGAAAAAAAGCAGTAAAAATAGTAAAAAGAAATTAAAGCAAAAGGTTTCAGCAGCTGAAATAAGAAAAATAAGGGGATGATACATTAGTGTTAGATTTAGATTATATTGAAATAGAAAAAGACAGTATCCCCTATGATTTTGAGATTCAGTTAAAAGGGGAAACCTTTCTTTTTGAAATTAATTATAATTCTTTAGGCGAGTTTTTAACTGTTGATTTATATAAAAGTGAAGAATTAATAGTATCAGGTGAGAAAATAGTTTATGGACAACCTTTATTTCAAAATGTTTCTTACTTAGATATCCCTAAAGTTGCAATAATTCCTTGGGATTTAGCGGAAGAAGAAAATAGGGTAGGTTTAGATAATATAAATGAAAAAGTATTTTTGTATATCATTGATCCAGAGGAGCAAGAAGATGAAACTTTGGAAACGTAAAATTGAAATAATTACTGCGGATAAATCATTTACTAATGATAACTTTGAAATTGATTTTAAGATTGATTTTGACCAAGATCCAGAACCTAATATTTCAGAAGTGAAAATATTTAATCTTTCTGATAGTACAATAGAGAGTATTCGCAAGGATAAAACAATAATTTTAAATGCTGGATATGAAGGTGATGTAGGAAGTATTTTAATTGGTGGCATTGCTAAAGTCGAAACATCATGGGAAGGTGTAGATAAATTAATAAAGCTTTTGGTTGGTGATGGATCTAAGGAATGGTATAGAACGAAAGTAAGTAACACTTATAAGGCTGGTATTACTGCAAAACAGATACTGAATGATTTGACTGGAATATTTGGATTAGAAATTGGGGAAATAACTGTTGCTGATAATATTGTTTATAAAAATGGTAGAAGTGTATCAGGCACCTTGGAAAGTGCCATTAGATCAATAGTTAAAGATACTAAAAGTAAATTTTACATAAATCATGGCAAAATTTATATTAGGCCTTGGGATGAAGGAACTGTAACGGGTTTTGTATTAAATGCTGATACTGGATTAATTGAAACTCCTGTACCATTTGAAGAAGAAATAGATGGGAAAATGATATTTGGTTATAAAGTTAAAATGTTACTTAATCATAGGATAAATATTGACAGCATTCTTAAAATAGAGAGTAAAACAGCTAATGGCATATATAGGGTTATTAAAGGAAGTCATCATGGAGACTTTATAACAAACGTTGAGGTGGTAGGAAAATGAGTAGAGCTATAAATTTCTTAGAGGGTTTAGTTAATAGCAAAATAAATAACTTGCACACTTGTATGCCTTGCAAAATAGAAAAATTTAATGAAGCACAAGGTACTGCTGATGTCGTTCCACTTTTTATTGATTTACCTATGCTTATTAATATTCCTATACTAAAACAAAAGACAAAAGAGAATTCTATCATTTCAGTTAGTCATCCATTTTATGAAAAAGGGGATACGGTCCTAGTAGTTTTTGCAGAAAGAGCATTAGATGGATCTGGGGAAAGAAAACATGATTTATCAGATGGCATTATTCTGGGATTATTGAGTTAGGTGATGATAAATAATGAAAACATTTAAAATTAAAAACGGTGATATTGTTTTTGATGGTAAAGATATTGTTTTAGTAGAAGGAATAGAAGAAGAAAAACAAAGTATAGAAAGGTTACTAAGTACTAATATTGGAGAATGGTTTTTAAATATAGATTTTGGTCTTGATTATAAGGTTTTACAAGGCAAGCAAATTGACAAAGAAAGAATTAGAATGGCCATAGTGAAAGCTTTATCTCAAGAAGACCGTATAGAAAAAGTGGAGAAAGTAGAAATAAGTTTTGATAATGCACGAAGGTATTTAAAAGTTAGCTTTATTTTATTAATGAAAACTGGTAACACCATTAACGGAAATGAGGTGATACCTATTGGTTGACTTTGGTTTGACTGCTAAGGGATTCAAAAGAAAAACATATATAGACATTCAGGAAGATATGGAAGCCAGGGCAAGAAATTTATTTGGTGAGGACGTTAATCTTAGTGAAAAAAGTCCATTAGGCTTATATATACGCACAAATGCCTGGGAAATTAGCAAACTTTGGGAAGAAGCTGAGAAAATATATTTTAGTGCCTATATTGATACAGCTGAAGGAGTATCATTAAGTCATGTAGGGAAATATATTGGTACTAATAAAAAAGGGAAAGTAGAAGCAATAGGGAAAATAAAAATTACGGGTACAGTCGGGACAAGAATACCGACTGGTTTTTTATGTTCTACTACAAATGAAATTTTCTTTCAAACCATGGGAGACGTAATTATTACTAATGTTGGATATGTAATTGTAAATATAAAAGCTATTGAACCTGGGAAAATTGGCAATGTTTCTGCTAATTCTATAACAGAAATAGTTAAGCCTATTCCTGGAGTAGAGAGCATAACAAACCTTGAACCAACACAAGATGGCAGAGAGGTTGAAGATGATTACGAGTTTAGAGAAAGATATGATAGGTCTGTTTCAATGGGTGGTAGTAGTACGAGGGAATCCGTTGAAGCATCACTTTTAAGTATGGATACAATAAAAGATGCATTAGTAGAAGAAAATGATACGATGCAAGAAAATAATGGAATTCCCCCGAAAAGTTTGGCTCCTTTTGTATATGGTGGTGATGATACAGAAGTTGCTAAAACTATTTTAAATGCAAAAGCTGGTGGAATACGTAGTTACGGAACTACTGAAATAATTGTTCTAGATAGCAAAGGAAGGTCACATTTGATTGGTTTTACAAGACCAACAATAAAAGAAACATATGTAAAAGTAACAATTACTAAAAATGAAAAATATCCTTCTAATGGTGATGATTTAATCAAGACTAATATAATTAAATATATAGGTGGCATAGATTCAGATGGTACTAATTATAAAGGTTTAGGTCTAGGAAGAGACGTTATAGTAAGTAAAATTATATTTGAAGTAAGTAAAATTAGTGGAGTTGATGATGTAAATATAGAAGTAAGTGTGGATGGACAAACATATTCATCTTTAAATATCTTAGTTAGTAATAAGGAAGTGGCAAATACCAGCCCTGATAAGGTGTTGATTTTATGAATCTAATAGAGAAATTACCAGATAACTATAATAAAAATCCTAATAGTATAAATGCAAAGCTCTTTGAATTAACTGAAAGTGAATTCAAAGAATTAGAATATACATTTAAGATGATTGAACTTTATAGGGATATGGATAGAGCAAAAGGATTTACCCTTGACAAGATTGGCAGAAATGTTCTCGAGTATAGAAATGATAATGACGATTTGAATTATAGAAAAGCAATAAAGGTAAAAATAAAAGCTAATCAATCTCCTGGTGACATAGAGACGATTAATGAAGTTGCTTCATTTTTGCTAGGGGATAGTTATGAAGGATTAAGTGAAACATGGATTGATTCTAAATATGGAAATGAACCTGCAGGGTTATGTTTAATAGTTAACAACATAAATACACAACCAGTAATAATTGGAGAAATTATTAGGTTAAATGGTTCATATTTCTTAAATGGCGAAACATTTTTAAATGCTGGTCTTGAAATTAATAATGATAAATTATTAGCTTTTGAAAGTGCAAAGAACAATATTAAACGTGTAGCAGCTGGTGCAATTAAATTATATTGGGAATTACCAGAAAAAATAGTTTGTAATTTTGGGATTAACATAAGAAATTCAGTAAAGATTAATATATTTCATAAAAGTAGTTCTTTAGTAACTATAAATCAAAAAATAATTTTAGATATCATAAATGTAGATGTATTAAGAAGTAAAGCATATCTAGATGGTACTTACTTTTTAAATGGTCAGACTAACTTAGATAGTTTGAGGGATAGGGTGATTAATAAAGTAAATGTTCTGGAGGTGAGAAAGTGAGTGAATATGTGGTTACGACTATAAAAGCAAGAGAGAAGTTTGCTAAGGCACATTTAGGACTTGCTCCATTGCCAATTATAACAAAGATTGCTTTTGGTGATGGTGGGCATGATACATTAGGAAATCCTATTAAACCTTCTCAAGACCTTACTTTAGTTCCTGGGGAATTTATGAAAAAAGATTTAGATAATACAGAGCTCTTTAATCCTACAACGGTAAGGATAAAGGGCTCTTTGAATTTTGAAGAAAGTATAGGAACTCAGGTATCTGCTGTTGGTATTTATGATAGTGAAGGGGACTTAGTTGCAGTTAAAACATTTAGCCCTAAAAATAAAGATGGAGATACTAGGATAGAAATTGAATGGGATGAACTTTTTTAAAGGAGGGATAAGTTATGGCAGACTATGAAATTAAAGATCCTAAAGAAATTACAACAAGTATAAGAAAACTAGAGCGTACAGATCCTAATGATGCTGAACTTTTTAACCAAATAAATGAAAAACTAATTAATAATGACGCATTTTTAAATGAAAAAATAATCCAATTGAAAGAGTTTCTAAATTATATGCCCATTAACGGTGGAAATTTCGATGGAAATGAACCAAATGGCGTACTAATTGATGGTGGGATATATTAGAAAGGAGAATTAAAATGGCGAATAAAATACAAATAAGAAGAGGTTTAAAGGCAAGTCTACCTAGTCTTAGCGTGGGAGAACCTGCACTATGTACAGATACAAAAGAACTTTTTGTTGGCAATACAGGTGGAAATATAGGTCTTGTGAGTAAAGAAGCATTTGATGCACATTTGGCAGAAATTACGACAGACTTAAATGACATTAAAATTACGAGAGGGTATGCAAGCCCATTAGGATTGAAAGAAACCGTTGTAGAAAGTGCAAATGAGCTTTTAAATACAGGATTTTATAAGGTTGTATCATCGAACACTTTAGATTTGCCTATAACTGTAGGAATTGCAACTTATTTGATAGAGGTATTTAAAGCTAGTGGTACAGTTGTGACACAAAGAGCCACGGTGGCTTATTCAACACTAAATGATGAAGAAGGGGACTCATTCTATAGAGTTAAGAGTGCTGCTATTGGATGGAAACCTTGGACAAAAGTGGCTACAGCTAAGCAAAAAAACTGGATAAGTGCAACTTTACAAAATGGGTGGACTGGTACATTAAAATATTCTAAAAATGATTTAGGGCAGGTTGTTTTGTATGGAAATTTAACAGTAGGGACTATAGCAACCTACACTGTTGTGACAACCTTACCTAGTGAGTATAGACCATTGGCATATGCAACGTGCAATGTTTATATGCTAACAGGGGCAAATACAGGTAAAGTTTTACCTGCATTAATATATAACAGAGATACAGACGGTTTAAGGGTTGCAGCATTAAACGGATTGGCAACTGGCGACACGTTGTCATTTGTTTTAATTTATCAATCTTAATGGAGGTTTGCAGAAATGAAAAAACAAGTTTATGAAATAGACGAAAATGGTTATATAAAATCAATTAATGTAACTGAATTTGATGAAGAAGATAATCCTACAGAAGGATTGACAAAAAACATTATTACTATAGATCCACCAAATGGGCTCTATAGAGCTAAATGGACGGGTACAGGATGGATTGAAGATATGTCGCAAGAGGATATAGATGCTTTAAACAATCAACCCCGAGAACTTACTGATATAGAAAAAATAAAGATAAGTCAAGCAGAACAATTTGAAACAATATTAGAGTTACTAGGAGGACTATAAAAATGGAAATATTATACGCTGATTTATGTGAAATGGGAGAAAGAGCAACTAGAGAAAATAGTTTAGGAATTAAATTAGTGCCGACTGTTTTGAATCTTAGAGAAAAGGTGGAAATTGAGTTAGAAAAAAGAGGTACTTTAGCAGGATTGTTAGATCAGTGGAGTAAAGTAGCTTAGTTATACAAGAACAATTGTGGATTAAGCAGCAGTAGTACGATGATACGATAGCATTAAAAGTTATGCATTCGGACTAAAATGCGTAACAACTAGAACGCCGATAAGGTGTATTTTTTATGGCCTAAAAGGATTCCTTCCTCTTTTGTCGAAAGATGATGAATGGGGAGGGGTCTAAATGGAATTTACATGGGCTCAAGTAATTTATTCATCATTGCCTTTGCTAGGCGTTGCGATTGGTGGTATTGCAACCTACATGACACAGAACAACGTACTTAAAAAACAACTAAATAGAGATATAGAAAGAGAGAAATCTGCTGAGAATATAGAGCGTCTTAAGATTTATAGTGAAATTTTAAGGCTAGAGGGCGAACATATAATGTGCGAATATACTGGCCCACATGTTGAATTTAATCTCAAATCCTATACTAGAGAATTTAGATCTATTTTTTTCTTGAAATTCTACCTGTTGCATCAAGATTTAGCTGATACAGTTCGTGAGATGGACAATATTATTGCTGAAGCTAATTTTAATGAAGAACTTGAACCAAGACAGAATGATATGTTATTAAATAATTTCAACAAAATTATAAACATAATTGAAAAATATTTAAAAGAGTACAGGGAAATCAAAGCTTAACTTTTGAATCCGTAGGCTCTTTCTAGTTTTTGGGGAATTTTAAGAGCACCTAAAAAGGTGTTATTTTTATGCAAAAAAAACTAGGGTGTCTACTAATAGTAGGTGCCCTTGAAACTTTGGAGGTGCAAATGGAAAAAATATGTACTGAAAAACACAGGCGAGTAGATGAGTGCTTAGCTTTACATACACAAAGATTAAACAACCATTCCGAACGATTAGATAGAATGGAGGTTTTTTCTAGTCGCTTAGAAGAAAGATTAGATGGTTTAATCAAGCAGTTAGGGAGACTTAATAGTAATATGATGTGGTTTATGGGTCTGATTTTAGGAGGAATTGTATCCTTCTTTTTTTATGCCCTGCAAAACGGGTTAATTAAATAGGGAGGGATTATTTTGAATAAACCAGATAAGATTATTTTACACCATTCAGCTACAGATGGTGGGACTTTTGAAAGTATTAAAAGGTATCACATGCAGACTAATGGTTGGCGTGATATTGGTTATCATTACCTTATAGAGCAAGATGGAAGTTTACATAAAGGTAGAGCTGAAAACGACACAGGAGCACATTGTAAAGAACAGAGATGTAATTTTACTAGCTTAGGTATTTGCCTAGTGGGTAATTTTGATAAATATGAGCCTAATCAAAAGCAGTTAGATACATTAGATAAATTGTTGAAAGATATATTTAACAGATACGGAAAGTTAAGCATTTACACTCATAATCATTTTGCTGGATACAAAACTTGCCCGGGCACTAGGTTTCCGATGGACAAGGTTATTAATAGAGCACATTCTAATAATACAGGGGTGTCAGAAGTGGCAAAGAGTTGGCAGCAACAAACTGGTGAAAAAGCGATTGATAGTTTAGCTAAGAAGGGATTAATTGCTAATTCTAAGGATTGGAAAGGTAAGGACCTATTAAATGAAAACACACCTCTTTGGTTGTTTTTTGAAATGATGAATAGAATAAGTGGGGTGAGATAGATGGAAATAGAATTTATGAATTATATTATTAAGGAAGCTTATATTTTAATACCTGCTCTTTGGATTGTTGGAACTTTTTTAAAAAGAACACCCAAGGTACAAGATTGGACCATTGTATGGGTTGTAATAATTTTAGGTATTACAGGAGCCGTTGGCATGTTAGGTTTTAGTGTAAATTCAGTTGCACAAGGAATAATTATAGCTGGCATATCGGTACTTGGACACCAAGTAGTTAAGCAAACTAATAATAGGGAATAA